GCTCGGAGCTCCGCTGGAAAAGCGATCTTCTTGAAGATCCGCCGGACCGTGTAGTCAGTAACATTGGAGTAGATGGAGTCGGTAGCTCCCTTATAGTCGCCGGAAACGAAGGCAAGTCCCTTTCGGAACATGCCATCGACGGCCTCTTGAACATAGGTGCCTTTTGTTAGGGTAAAGCACTTACAGTCCTTGAGGCGGCCCCAGAGAAATTTCTGGATCCGCGACGCGAGATACCGTAAACCGCCAGAGTCGATACTAATCGTACGAACTTTGAGGGGCTCCAAAAGGGCCACCACCTCCGCTGCGTTGTCCGCCGTAGCGGCCTCCTCAACGTAGCGTTTTAAAAGTTCGTCCTCTTCCTCATCCCGCGCGAGCTTTCTGCGAAGAGTGAGAGTCTCATAGTTCCGGAGCGGCATTTCAGCCGTACCTTCCGGGATACGTTTCTCTCCCTCATCTCGCAGTACACGCTTGCCCGAAGCGGTCATGTGGTGGAGGTGATCGAAGGATAGGGCTGTTCCGTAATCACGGTAGCCCGAAAATTTCCCATTCCCACAGTTATCGAGGTGGGGACCTGAGACTTGGGCTTTGAGCCCGTGTCCAGAGCGAAGTTTGTATGACACGAAGACCTGCTGCCTTTGGCGAGTAGCATACGGAATTCCGTTATACTCCTCTACACTAACGTCCTTTTCCCTCTCCTCCAAGAGAGCGGCCCTGTCCGTCAGTGTGCCCTTGGGCAACTTGGAGAACAAAATGTAGTTCTCGGGTATCAATGCGTCAACAATATCGCGAAGGGAATCCTTCTGTCGACTCGAAAGCCTCGGATTAACCTGAGAGGTGAGCGTCTCTTGATGCTCTTTAACAGCGGCAGACAGCTCCGGAAATGTCAGTGGCGGTGCGAGATTCTTCAGTGATAAAATGCTGAAGCACATTGCAATCGCCCGACGAGATGGAGTTATCTTGTCCTTCTGCCTCTCAGTCAACCTCTGGAGCACACGCATGCGCTCCTTCCCCTCAAGACCAAACAGATCGAGAATGTAGAGTTTCACTCCACCATCTTCTGTTTGATAAGCCTCCTTTGGTAAATCCTTTGGCGGCTTGACCGGTTCATAGACCGATTCGAGAGGGGACCCCTTGGTGAGCTCAGCCATAGGCTGGGCCAATGCGAATTTGAGCCAGGACTTCAACTTGCCTGCCCCCACAAGGTGGAGCAGGTTCTTCATAGCCGCCTCCTTAAAGGAGTCTCTCTTGAGAAAGAGTGCGACTGCGTCGACAAGAAGTTGAAGCGGGT